TAATCGCATACATTCATTTGGATTTTCTGGAGTAAAAGTTAAGCCTAGATTATTTTCAAATGGGCTATGCAAAGACTCAAAAAAATCTTTATTACAATTTACATTCCAAAATTCTGTTTCTCCACTCATCTTCACTCTCACTACATGGTAAATCTATATATAATATTCCATTTTTTTCACAAAAAAGCCTTTTGTTTCTATCTCTAGCTTGCGCTTTAGCAAAATTTAATTTATTGCCATGAAAAAACGGTATGTATTTATAATGCTGTTCTCCATGAACCTCAACAATTATTTTCCTCAAAGGCAAGAAAAAGTCAGCATATAAACTATCACAACCCGGCAAATAAACTTCTTCCAAAATTCTATCTATTGGAAATAACTTTTTTAACAATGCCCTAGCTTTTAAATGATAAGAAGATTTTTGTTCCGAATCTGAGGATTTTCCCCAAATAGACCAAGAATATTCTTTGTTGTCTAATCCTGTTACTTTCATGGTCTTAGTATATCATCTATTTCTTTTTGCAAAAGAGCTATCCATTCTGGCTTTTCTTTTAATAGTTTATAAAGCTTTTCAGAACCTTGCACTTTTGGTATTTCTGATTCTTCTATGTGCCGTTTTAAATAGTCAAGATTCATCCAAGCACCAGATTTTATAATTAAACCTAACTCCATGCCTAGGTTTATGATTTCAAATGTTTTATCAATGCCGACACCGTACCTAATATAACTATCAACTTCCATGCCTGGAGATCCAAGAGCGCAAGATTCTATAAGCCAATGAACTTGTTGACCGACTTGAACTTCTTTTCCATCTTGATTAGCAGTCCATGCTTTATCATATTTCACTCTTAGTTGAACATCGGCCTGATATTGTAAAGCCCTTGATCCCTTTTCAATAAAGCCACCATACATGCCTTGGTTTTGAGCCAAGTGCATAATAGACCAAACTATAACTTTTTGAATGGGAACTAGATTGGACGCTTGCCTACAAAAACCAGCAAACATCTTGTTGCCAGAACCACGATTTTCATAACCTATACCTTCATCCATTTCTCTTTCATCACAAAGAGAGCTTACCGAATCAATAATGATTAAAGACCTTGGATGCGTCTGAATAGCTTTCATTGCTAAATTTAAATAATCTTTAGCAGTTAATATTTTTTCTGGAACAGATCTATAAATTGTTAGTTTTTTAGGATCTAAACCTTCTATACCATGAATATTCATGGACTTTAAACGACCTTCAATATTTAAGTAATAAACATGACGGCCTTGTTTTTGACACTCAGCAGCAAATGATAAAGATGTTAATGTTTTTCCTGTTTTGGGATGACCACTACATGTTACCCAAGAACCTTCTGGTATCCCTCCATGTAAACCTAAATCTAAAGCAGGGCTAATAGGTATAATTTCTGGTGGATTATCTAATAAATTGTCTGCCGTAATAGCAACTCCTTCTGCATATTGCTTATTAACTTCAGACATAACTCTTTCTAAATAGTCACTACTTTTAGATTCTGACTTGTCAGATTTCTTGGCCATCTAATTCCTCTAGCTTTCTTTTTAAACTTTTGTTCTGCACAAAATTAGGTCTTTGATCCAAGTTTTCTACTTGTGTGGTTTTTATTTCCTGTTGAGCGCTTTTCTTTTCTATGATAGCTATTTCTTTTTGAAGAAATGGAGATTTCAAAGAAATAACTTTAACTCCATTTGGAGTTCTCAAAGATTGAAAAATTATGGACTGAGAATACTTTTTAAGCAAACTATTTGCAAGCTTTATTTGATAAAGATAATAATCTTTCCAAGGCTTGTGATTCCAAAACTTCGGAGGAAGTTCTGTTTTATTAAACTTAGCATTTCTAGCACACATTGTTTCTGCTAAATATTGAGCAGCAGAAATCCAACCACCACCAAATCTTGACTCAAATGTTCTCGTTTCAGATTTTTTGCTATATTTGTCTTCCATGATTTAATATTAAAAAGTCATTAATAATGACTGGCCTTTCATCTTGCTTGAGAAGAGTTAAATTTGGAACTAGCCATTCTTCAGTTTTTATTATGTCTCCATCTTTATATCCTATTACATAACAACTTCCGCTATGAGAACCAAAAATGGAAAATGCCAGATTGGAAAAAAAATACCCCTCTGCATTTTTTGGCAAAGTATCTGCAATATTAGATCTATATCTAATTTTTAATGATACAATGTTCAATCTATTTTGTAATAGATATAACTTTAATCTAAGCCAAGAAGGGATATTATCTCTTTCTGGATGACCATCATCTTGATAAGCAGTAGTTCCATCGTTTAATTCTGCTATCCATTGAGCAGAAAATACATTTTGGTGTTGTATATAATCATCTTCTATAAGCGTTATCATTATTCTGTCCTATGTATGCAATCTTTATATTTTGGAGAATCATAAATATTTTTTTGTTCATATTTTATAGTGTCATCTATCATAGACTGGGCTTGTGTCATAGATACAGATCCGGGTCTTTGATCAAATTTTAATCCTGCTTTTTTATTCGCCATTTCGTAATAATTATTTATCAAATCTTTTGAAAGATTTAAAGCTTTACATAATTGATCAATGCTTAATAATTGACAGCATTTATCTATAATTATTTTATGTTCATCTGTTAAAACCAATTTTTTCTTAGACATTTATGCTTATCCTTTCTGCGTTTTTTAACAAACTTGGATTTTTTGTTTCTATAAATTGAAGGTACAAATCATAGCATTCCTTATTCACCGACTTAAAATCAAACCTTTTTCTTCCTTTAAAAGCATCAAATCTCTTAAGGTCTGATGGTTGATGAACCATAGGATTATAGAAAAGTCCATTGTCAGGACCATCTGTGCAAACACGAACAAAATATCTTTGTAAATTACTTGGCTCAGTAATAGATGTTTTTGCTATGCAAGACCAATCTTGTGGACTGATTTCTTTGTTATTAAAATCAAGACCTTTTACTGTGGTTTTATGATCTATGTATTCATCATTCATTACAATCTCCTTTTTTAGTATAAAATACTATTGTATCATTTTCATTTTTAATATTTGCTAACTGAGTGATAAGTTTAGAATCATCTGGATCTGTCTCTGATATTTTCATAATACCACAAGGTCTAAACATTCCGCTTACTTCAGTTATAAAAGACTTATCGTTACAATAACAACATTTTGCCATCACTTTCCATTTAAGACTTTCATCTTTTTTTACGATAAATAAATCAACGAGTTTTTTGTTGCAAGAAGAACAAGAAAGATATATATGACCATTATCTGTTAAAATAGGGTCTTTGCTTATATTTACTGTTTTTCTTTCGAGCATATACTACCTACCATTTCTAATAGTTCAAAAACTTTTCTTTCGCATATTGATTTATCATCACCGTCAATATAAAACTCTTTATGTTCATACTCAATCGGATTTCCATTAGCTCTATTTTGATTATCTTTTTCATGCAATGAATAGTAAACAACAATCATAGCTTTGTGTGGTTTTGTAGGATCGTTTTGCTTTGCTGATTTAAAAAAATTTTCATTCATTTTCCTTCCTCCACATATTTCTTAACATTTTTTATTTTATTTAAATTTAAAGGCTTGTCCATTTTTGGCAAATCTTTTACTTCGCCAGATCTCCACCAAGGAGTATTACTTTCTTTTTTTGAAATTCCTGCGTCTGCGATTTTTTCTCGCATAGATTTTTGGTCTTTTCCTTTGCCTTTTGTTTTTGCGTTTTTTTCTGCCCATTGTCCTATTGTAGTTACATTATTACAAAATACAAAAGGACTTCCAAAGATTTGATAAAGTTTATTTTGTTTGCATTTTGGGCATTTTTTAGGGTGGTTTTTATGAATACTTTTTTCTATTTCAAAAGAATACTCACAAGAATCACACTTATATTCAAATGTAGGCATATTATTCCCATTCGTTTTTATCTTCATCAATATCAACGCAAAAACTTATATCCCATCTAGTTTCACTAAGCTCTAAAGATTCTGGCGGAAAACCATCCCTAATAACATTTCCATCCAAATCAAAATAGGCTACTAAAACTTCTGGATCTTCTGAATTCTGATTTATTTTTAATACCGTCATTGGAAGACCGCCAGATTTTAAAACAACAATGTCTCCACTAGAAAATGATTTTTCCATGTTTACTCCGACCATTCTGACGAAGCACAATTTGTACAGAATTTATTAAATGAATTTTCTATAACATTTACATGGTTTTCTGAAAACCATATATCTCGCAAAGAAGATTCATTAATATCACCAAATATTGTATCAAAATCATAGTCATGACAACACAAAAATAATTTGCCAGCTGCATTTACATGCAAATAACCAAATGGTCTTCCGCCTATTTCTTTGCCATGAGAACAACCGACTACACTTTTCTTTTTTAAATGTTTATTAATTGCTTTTTTATTTGATATAATACCTAATTCGTGTAATTTACCAGCCCTATCAATAAGGTGTGGAACTTTAAAACAATTAACTTCTGGAAAAATAGACTTCGCTAACTGAAGCTGTCTTTCGTTTTCATTTGGGGAAAAATCAGGAGCTTCAAAACCAAGCTCTAACCAGCCATTGTTTTGATATTTGCTTGTTTCATCTATGCCGTTTATTTGTATAGAAAAAGCCTTGTTTGATACCATATCTCTTAATGTCATTCTTGCGTAATTTATATTGCTTATAAGTTGTCCAAATTTCTCTTTTTTAATTCCAGATCTTTTTTCCCATAACTCAGCTTCAAAAGCTGGTATATTTAAACATATTCCGCTTATTATTCTTTGGTGTTTTTTTATTATATCTGTTTTGTCTGGAGTTAAATTTATTCCATTAGATAATATCATTGTATAAAGGTTATTTTTATTTAATATTTCCAACATTTGCTCAAAGTGTTTATACAATAAAACTTCATTATAATGGGCTGTATATAAACCATTAAACTTTTTTGAAACTATGCCATCTTCTTTTGATCTTTCTTCTAAAATATTGTTTATTATCTTCTCAAATAATTCTATGGGCATCTGAACTTTGCCTTCAGATGGATTTGGAGAATATCTAACAGGACAAAACCAACACTTAGCGTTGCAATAACCAAATGGATCTATTTGAGCTTGTTCTATTTTCCATTTTTTTAAATTGTTATTAATTAATTCTTTGATTTCCATAAATACATCTTTCTAGATAATGCAAGAACCTCCAGCGCAAGCCAGTTCGTTTTGCACATCAATAGTAGAACTTTCTTCGATCATATCTTTATAATCTATGTTAATATAACTTTCTTTCAACTTATTCCATAATTCAATATTGTACATATCTTTTAAAGCATATGTAGCTTTTTTAATGTCATTATTAAACATTTTGGAAAAGTTAATAATATGATTTTTATAAATTTTTTGCATATCACTATTAGGTTCAAAATAACCTAAAGCACAAGAACAGGCACTCCACAAAGAACTAAATTCGTATGATTTATATTTATCAAAAAGTTCTTTTGCTATAACTAAAGATTCTTTTCCATAAATTTCTTCTTGCTGTTCAATTGTATAAACAGCGGTAAAAGGTGCTTGTTCATAATCTTTGTCGCCACTAGAAGCAATTAAAGATATTCCAGCCAAATAATATCTATTATTATAGATGTAATCGCACACAATAGACCATTCATTTTCATTCACATGTATTGTATTAGAAACATTGTGATTGATTTCTTTGCAAACACATAATTGTTCATTTTTTCCTGGTATTACCCAATTATTATAAGTTGACACAACATTATCTAATAGTTCTGTGGCGCTTAAAGACTCTTTTAGTCTTGTGCCTTCTTGACTTTCTACACAAAATCTAATGCAATCATCTGTTTTGTTTATTGACCAAACAGATTCTTCACATGCTTGTGGATTTTTAGATTTAAAAAACTTATACGGAGCTTCATTAGTATTTGCTTGGACTATACGAAAATATTTTTGGCTATGGTCTGGGTGAATTCCAGATGTTGAACCTAATAAACAAGCAGAATTTCCTTCTGGTTTAATACATGTTGTTCTGGCAGCTGGATTTATTTTCAATGCTTTTGCATATTTTTCATTTGTTTGTCTTACTATTTTAGCTCCATGCTGTTGAATTTTTGGATTTAAAAGTATTTCTGGATGATGCTGCATACCATTGATCGAAACACCTAACAAAGCTTCTTTTCTAACTATCTGTTCAGTAATCTTTCCAAGATAAGAAAAATTAGTAAATGAAGCTTGAAGCGTTCCAATAAATGCAGCAGCTTCACACCTTTCATAAAAATCTTCTGGGCATGTGACCGTTTTTCCATTAATTGTAGAAAGGTTACAAAATCCCCAACCAGAAAGACCAACTTCATCTTCTGGCATATCGTCTTTACAGTTTTCCTTTGTAGTAATTGGACCATCATAATTTAACAAAGCAAGCTTTAATTCATCGCTATCTTTTTTATAATAAGCTCTTGTTACCCATGATATTTCGCAGCATGGATTGCACAATGCATCATAAAGATCAGCCCAGAAAAAACCTGGCTCACCAAATTGTTTAGTAGCTTTAAATAAATTCTCAAATACTTCTTTAGAAGAATCTTTTCTGTGCAAAAGAGCAGATATATTAGCTCTGCCTCTTTGTGGATTAGTAAAATACCAATCGCCTGTTTTTGCATTAATCATTAATTCATCATCAGCAGAGAATAAAGCTATAGTAGCCGATCTACGAACACCGCCACTAATAACGGCATCGGCAGAATGCATGACTATATCAAAAGCATCAATAGTACGAAGTTTAGATAATCCTTCAGAAACGCA